CCCTACCAACGTCAGATTGTTGCAGCGTGCAAGGTGCGCTTCGGGACTGCAAAGAACACCGAGGCCCAAAGGCGCGCAGTGCGCAATTATGCGACGCAGAAAATGTGTGAGCATGGTCTGCGAGATGACGAGCAACAACGGTTGTTGCCATTAGTGGTGGCCGCTACTATGACCCCTGATAAGAACGAGATTGCCGCTGAGGCGTCGTTCAACAGTGGGTTTGGTGTGGTCCGCCGCGCCACGATGTCGCTTCTGAAGGCGGCGTCGGGGCATACGACCTTTTGAGGAGGCCTTGGGGTGGTTGATGGGGTGAGGCACAGGAGTGGTCTTGCTCATCCGGAGCTGGTCATCAGCCGAACCCAGGGTGCTCAGTCTAGACATCGTCGCTTGCATGTGGTGCAAGGGATCAGCGGCGAGTCTCGGACGTTAAAAATTAATGATCCTGACATCGACACATTAGCTTGTGCGTTACTTGAGAGGGTGTATTATCATGAGAGAGATGGACATTTCGAAGCCCCTGTGGCTCCGGAAGAGGACCATGTGTTTTCCACCCTTAGGCGGTTTCGTGGCAAATTGCTTAGACGTCTTGGTTCTGCCACCCCTGTTTCCCCTGAGGACTTTTCTCAGATGTACACGGGTCGTAAGCGTAAGATTTATGAGCGAGCTGCTGAGGAATATATGACAATCGGAGTTCGACGCTCTGACGCCGTTAGTGACGCATTTGTGAAGTGCGAGAAAGTTCCACACAACAAAGCCCCTCGTTGTATTCAGCCCCGAAAGGTCGTCTACAATGTGGGTGTGGGTCGTTATTTGAAGCCAATTGAACACGAGGTATACCAGGCAATACAGTCTGTGTTTGGGTCCCCAAGCCCCATCGTTGTTAAAGGTTTCAATGCCGCACAAACTGCGGAAATTCTTCACCAGAAGGTGGAGCGTTTCACAAGGCCGGTTATGATAGGTCTTGATGCTTCTAGGTTTGACCAACACGTTAGCGCTGCGATGCTACGTTGGGAACACTCAATTTACAACGCAATGTTCAGGAGTGAGGAGTTGCGGAGGTTGTTGAAGTGGCAAATCAAGAACCGTGGTCGCGGGTTCTGTGATGATGGTATGCTCAAATATAAGTGTGAAGGTCGCCGGTTTAGTGGGGACATGAATACTGCTTTGGGCAATTGCCTCATCATGTGTGCAATGATCTATGCCTATGCTGAGGAGAAAGGGTTAAAGATTGACCTGGCCAATAATGGTGACGATTGTGTAGTGTTCATGGAGGCTGAGGATGAACAACACTTCGCTACCGGCCTGGATGGTTGGTTTGAGGCCCTTGGGTTTGTCATGACAGTAGAACCGACTGTCACTGAGTACGAGAAGATCGAGTTTTGTCAGGCACATCCTATCCGCACCGGTAACGGGGTGGTTATGTGCCGTAATTTTGACAAGGCTCGTGAGAAAGATACAATGATTCTCAACGACGTTTCCTCAGAAGCGGCGTATCGTAAGTGGCTCAAGGCGGTTGGGGAGTGCGGATTAGCAATTGCAAGCGGAGTACCTGTGTTTCAGGAGATGTACTCATGTTACGATCGATTCGGTGTGAAAGGTAAGGTTCACGAATCGGTGCAGTTTCAGAGTGGATTTCTCTTCATGGGAAAAGGATTGCATCCCCGGGTTACACCCGTCACGGAGGAAGCTCGTTATAGTTTCTTTCTGGCGTTCGGGGTTAGTCCAGATGAGCAGCGTGAGTTGGAAGACTACTACGCTGGACTAGACTTATCAGGATTTGAAGTTGAAGACGCAGTGCTGCTGGAGGAGATCATGACAGCCCCCTTTTAAAAGTTATGAAAATTTTGTGGTGAAATTTTAACAACGATGAGCTTAGTACTGTTTAACGACACGAAAGCCCAACCGAAAGGTGGGCGGAAGAAAGCGATCAAGGACTTGATCGATGATGAAGCGATTGGTGCAGCTCTGCGGCATGGCCCGTCCCTTGCGAAGGGGGCGTACCAGCAGCTAGCTGCGTTAGTCACCGGGCTTGTCAGTGGTAGCAAGTCTGGTAAAAATGGCGAACGAATGCTGGTTAAGGACGTAGCTCCACTGGCACAGTCCATTCGTTCCGCT